ATTTCAATTGGGTAATGTAATGAGCGAAGATTATCTGAATTTTTTGGAAAGCAAAGCTCAATCAGATCAATATCATGGATTTGATCCTATATTTATGCCTGATGCTGCATTCGATTTTCAGCAATATTTGATAGATTGGAGTTTGAGAAAAGGGCGAGCTGCTAATTTTGATGATTGCGGACTTGGCAAGACAATCATGCAATTAACAGTCGCAGAAAACATTGTCAGAAAACGAAATAAACCTGTATTGCTATTAACCCCGCTTGCTGTTTCATCGCAAACGATCCGCGAAGCTGAAAAGTTTGGCATTGAAGCAAGAAAGGCAATTCCTGGTCAGCTTTGGAAAGGAATAAATATTATAAATTATGAGCAACTTAGCAAATACGATTGCAATGATTATGCTGGCGTTATTTGTGATGAAAGTTCAATCCTGAAAAGTTTTAATGGGAAAATAAAAGCCGAAATAACGGAATTCATGCGGCGAACTGAGTTTCGTTTCTTGTACACGGCTACCGCAGCGCCTAATGACTATATCGAATTTGGTACGAGTTCTGAGGCATTGGGCGGACTTGGTTATATGGATATGTTAAATCGTTTTTTTAAGAACGATCAAAATAATTCGGCTTCCGGAAGAATGTATGGCGATGTTGTTAAATGGAGATTAAAAGGACATGCAGAAAAAGCTTTTTGGCAATGGATATGCACATGGTCAAAAGCTATTAGAAAGCCATCTGATATTGGATTTAGTGATAATAATTTTATCCTGCCAGAATTAATCGAACAAGAACATATAGTTGATGTTGATTATATTGACAGCGGCATGCTTTTTAAAATGCCAGCAATCGGACTAAAGGAACAAAGACAAGAAGCGCAGCGCGGGATAAATGAACGATGTGAAAAAATTGCTGAACTTGTAAAAAACACAGGAAAATCGGCTTTAATTTGGTGCAATAGAAATAACGAAGGCGATTTACTAGAAAAAATAATACCTGATTCAATACAAGTATCGGGGCGTGATAGCGATGACGCAAAAGAAGAAAAGTTCCTTTCGTTTGTTGACGGATCGGCAAGAATTTTAATTACTAAGCCGAAAATCGGCGCCTGGGGGTTAAATTTCCAACACTGCGCGCATCAAATTTTCTTCCCTTCGCATAGCTATGAGCAATATTATCAGGGCGTTAGAAGATCGTGGAGATTTGGTCAGAAAAACGCGGTTAAAATTGATATTGTTGCTACTGAAGGAGAAATAGGGATACTCAAAAACTTACAACGGAAATCAGATCAAGCTGACAAAATGTTTGATAATCTTGTGGCAGAAATGAATGCAAATTCTGACATAAAAAGAAGCAATTATAAATCAATTAAAAATTTGGAGATTCCAAAATGGATATAAAACAAGTGCTCACCGATAATTACGCAGTTTATAATGCTGATTGCATCGATATTATGCAATCAATGCCTGATGAATCTATTGATTTATCAATATATTCTCCGCCTTTCGGCGGGCTGTATCAATACAGTAGCAGTGATCGTGATTTATCCAATTGTGATGATTATGACAAATTTTTTGAACATTATGATTTTGTCATAAAACATATTCACCGACTAACAAAACCAGGGCGGATGACTGCTGTGCATTGCATGGATATACCTAAATCTAATGTCGGTGGAGATGAATATATTGATTTCCCTGGTGATATTATCCGCCATCATGAAAAACTAGGATTTGGTTTCGCTGGTAGATACGCTATTTGGAAAGAGCCGCTTGCAGTGCGTAACAGAACAATGATGAAATCATTGGCGCATGCAACAATAGTTGGGGATTCAATAAATTGTTCTAATGCTGGCGCGGATTATCTTTTAATTTTCAGAAAAAGAGGCGATAATGCTGTACCTGTGGCGCATCCGAACGGACTTGAAGAATATATCGGAGAGCGAGAAATACCGGCTGAATTATTGAGCTACAAAGGATGGCATGGAAAGCAAATTGAAAACAGGTTATCACATTGGATTTGGAGGCAGTACGCGTCATCATTTTGGGACGATATAAGAATAGGCAGAGTAATGCCATTTAAAGCTGCGCGCGAATCTGATGATGAAAAACATGTTCACCCGTTGCAGCTTGATGTAATAGAGCGCTGTTGCGTTTTGTGGTCGAATCCTGGTGAAGTGGTACTAACTCCATTTATGGGAGTTGGCTCAGAGGTATACGGCGCATTAAATATGGGAAGAAAAGGAATTGGCATTGAATTGAAGGAATCTTATTTCAAACAAGCCGTTAAAAATCTTGAATCATTCAGCGAAGAATCAGAAAACGAAAACCAACTATCACTATTTGGAGAAGAATAAATGACAACATTTAATAAAGCAGAGTTACTTAGCCGTTTTAACATCGTAAGACCGGCGATCAGTTCAAATTCAACGTTTAACGCATTCAAAATGTTGCGTATTGATGTTTTAGGTGGCGTATATCAGCTTATAGCCAGCGATGGGCTGATGCAAATCACGGCCAAAGGCAAATGCGAAGGCGAAGCATCATTTTCGCAATGTGTTGATCCTAAGATGTTTTCTGTTATGTTATCTGCTGCGAAGGGCGATATTAATATCGTTTTAGATGATAACAAAATCAAAACGGTTAGCGGGAAATCTAAGTTCAATATCCCGTCAAGCAGCGGAGACACATTCCCATGTTTAACATTAGATGGTGAATATAATTCGCTGAATCTTAAAGAGATAATCGATACAACATATAAGGCAATCCCAGTTAAACATACTCAACCTGCATTTATGGGCGTTTGCTTGGATCAGCGTGACGGCGTATTAAATGCGGTTGGCACAGACGGGCACATGATTCTGATTAATTCGATTAAAAACGACGGCGATGATTTTCAAATAATTATCCCGAAAGATTCGGCAGAATATCTCGCAAACATCGATACTGATGGCTTTTGTGTTAGCGATAAATCATTGAAAGCATATTCAAAGCAGGATGATTTTGAGATAATCACGAAGTTAATTGATGCAAAAATGATAGATTGGCGTAGAGTAATATCTGACTGTTCGGCATCGATTACAACAGATCGAAATGAATTATTAGATAGTGTAATGACTATTGCCAAAATAGACAACGCGCAGCGAGTCGATATTGAATCGGCTCAAAATGAAATGACAATTTCAATGAAAGATGGCAACGGCGGCATGATTAGTAACCAGATAGAATGTTCTGGAGATAACGTTTCATGGTCACTAGACCCTAAAAAACTTGCGGTGTGCCTTGGTTATATCGATGCCGATGAAATCGCTATCGGAATCAATACTATGGGCGCATTGCAATCAAAAAATAGTAGCAAGAAATTTGCTTTAGCCATGATGAAAAGGTGATAAGAATGGAATTTAAAGACCGCGTCAGGGAAATGAATCAAATGTATGATTTGCCTGTTAATGATACTCCGCAGTTTTACGGCGATTATGATGCAATGGAAGATTTTAAGAGCGTATTAACCGAGGAAGTTAATGAATCAGATGCGATTATTGCAGACATGCAAAATGGTTATATTGAAGATATTGATATATTTGTGAGTATGGCTGACTGGCTGGCAGATATTACAATCTACTGCCGCAGCGAGGCTATGAAGTACGGGATACCGCTAGAAGAGGTAATTAACATCGTAATGGACTCAAATGAGAGCAAGTTAGGCGAAGATGGCGAAATTTTAAAAGACCAACGCGGCAAAGTACTGAAAGGTGTTAATTATTGGAAGCCAGAACCTAAAATTAGAGAATTATTGCTTGCGAGGATTGAGGAATGAAAAAGTCGACATCTTGTTTGTTGATAAGCTTTATTTTTCTATTATTATCGTATATTGTTTTATCCTTAATCGGCAGATCAATTGGAATAATGGTAATAATATTAATCAACCAATTATGGTTAATTGCTGCGTTATTCTTCCATTTTTTTGAAGAGCGCGTCGAAGAAACCAAGAGGGACGAAAGATGGATGAGAACAGATACAAAATGATTGAACTGTGGAACGATTTTGCGACCAATATCATTTCAAACAATCCGGACGGCGTTGCTTTAGTGTGCGAGCGGACTGGCGGCGGTGAGTTGGCTGCAAGATTAGCGTATTATAATCAAGCAAAAAATGAATGGCCTATAAATGAAAATGAATATATAATGATTTCTTATTCAAACGGTGATTTCTATGGGTTTAATCAGATATGGCTGGATGAATTCTTGACTAAAGTGGAACGCAATCATAAAAAATGGCTGTCAGAAAACCCTGACACCTTGCCACAATTGCTTCAATATAAAAAGCTTTTTAAATTTATACAGGCTATTTGCTAATGATCGAATTAGCTCTCAACGAGAAAGCAATAATTTGGCGCAAGCGTAACAAGCTTATGCAATCAAAAGCCGCTGATTATTTCAGGATAAAGCGCCACCATTGGAAGTACATAGAATATGGTAAGATGCAGCCCAATTCTGATATAATTAATTGTATTGGCTTAATAGAGCCGACGCCAAATGAAGCTTGCGCTGTTGTCCGTAAACGGCGCAAATTGACGCAAAGCCAATTTGCAAAAAAGCTTGGCATATCAAGACAATATTTGAATATGATTGAGAACGGCAGGGCAATTTTTTATTTTTATGAGATATTTGGCCATTAACAATGATAAAAAATGCTGATAACTTAGATAATGCCAGCGAGCTAGCGATGATGGAAGCCAATGCGCAAGAAAAGATAATACGCCAAAAAGCTGCTAAAATTGAAAAAGGTTTATCAGGTGAATGTATAGAATGCGGTGAATTTAATCAAAGGATTATAAGTGGGATTTGTTCACCGTGTAGGGATTTTAGAGCTAAAACAGGACATAGATGAGGTTGCCGCACATATCTCCACCCGAAAGGGAAGAACGGCTTATTGCGTAGCAATAAGAGCAAGAGAATTAGCCATGCTTGCGGATAATGATGATAATGTATTAACAAGATGGCCTCTTAGTATAACATCTTGTTAAATATTCAAAGGGATGCGGCATAAATCATTTTTCCCGAATTATCATAAGTTGGCTTAATTAATTTTTTTCGGAATTAGTTGACAAATAGAAAAAAGAGAGTATTATTACTACATCAACCAAACAAACAGGAGATTAAAATGAAGACTAAAACAGAAATAACACCAGGAAGTTATGCAACTAAAAAAGAATTTTTTGGAGAGTATAGTCGATACGCAGTTGCTGCAATACATACTAGATTCGGCGATGTCCAATGGTTTGTATGGGATGCCATGTCGCTTGATGAAATTGGGCTCCCTTCTGTAATTAGGCAGGCGGCGACTAAAGAAGATGCTATTAATGGGATTGAAAAATGATAAAAGATTTTTTATGGGGATTTGTAATCGGATTTGCACTGTTAGTAATTTGGGGCAAAATGATTGAGGACGAACAAAAGTGGAGATTAGAACAAAATGAACAAATTAAATATTCCAGTTTTTAAATATTTGGCGCAGGATATGTGCGGAGATATTTTCGCATACACGGAGGAGCCAGAGATTAGCGAAAATGAGTGGGTAGAATCCAGTTATTTTGTTGAATTTGGGCAATTTAACGAAGATTGGCAAAAAACATTGATCGATCTTGAAAAAGATGATTACGAGTTTGAAGATGGAATTTTGAGGAGAACTGAAAAATGAGTTATATCGCACAAGCACAAAAGGCAAAGGTAAAGCCTCCGATACTTACAAT